AACGGTCACGCCCGCTGCCGGCATTGATGTCTCAGACCTGACCGAGGTCGAGGTGTTGGCTGTGGTGGGCACGATTGCCAACATCGCCAATTCCCCGGTGCCGAGCTGGGCGGTGGCGCTGCAGGAAGGTGATGCCACGGATGGCGTGCACACGGCTGTGGCCGAGGCGGATGTCGCCCGCAATTCCGGCAACAATGCCGAGCTTTCGTCCGGTGTCTTCGCCACGATTGGCGACGCGGCCGCTGACAGCAAGCTCTATCGCCTGGGCTATCTGGGCAGCAAGAAGTCGGTGAAAGTGGTGGCCACCGCTTCTGATACGCCGGGCGCCACGCCTCTGGCCATTGTGATCATCGGCAAGCCGAAGATCGCACCGGGCACGGACAGCTAGTCCGTCATCATGTGAAGTGAGGGCGGGCCTTGTGCCTGCCCTCTGCATGAGGAGAGTTTCATGCGTGATATCGAATTCATCGACGATTTCCGTCACTCCGATGACGGCGTGACCATCAAGGACTACAAGGCCGGTGACACCAAATCGGTCTCCGACGCCTGCGCGGACGCGGCGGAGCGTTGCAAGAAAGGGCGCTCGCCGGGAAAGTCCCGGGGTGGTGGGCCGGATGGTCAGGTTGTGACGCCGTCCTCATCGGCTCCGGTCCCTCAGCCGACAGCGAAGAAGCCCGCGCCGGCCTCGATCGCCTCCGCCAAACCGCCACGGAAACGCGGCCGAAAGTCGTAGCCTTGAATGAAAGCATCCGTCTCTTTCCCGAGGCGGACCTGCTTTATGCGTGCGATGCGAACTGGTGGCAGAAAACCGGCTTCGACTGGCGGGCCTTTTCCGGTGTGCGGGTGAGCGCCTGCGCGGGTCCGCATATCGAGCAAGGCGTTGATCGGGTAGCGGTCAGCGGCAATGAAATGCGGTTTGACGCTCCGGGCGTGCTGGGCGGTGGGGGCAATAGTGGTTTTCAAAGCCTCAACCTGCTGGGTCAGCTGGCGGTCCGGCGTGTCGCCCTGGTCGGCCTAGATATGTGCGCGAAGGATGCGCGCCATTGGCACGGACGAGGGTGGCCCTGGTCGCCACCCGGGCGGCGCCTGTGCGACCAAGCGCTTGATCGCTGGCGGGTACAGCTTGACCGGCAGGCGCCCGCGCTCGCTGCGCGCGGTGTCGACGTGACGAATTGTTCTGAAATTTCTGCGCTGCAGGCGTTCAAACGGGCGCCGCTGAACGAGGTGGTTCAAGAATGGCTGACCTGATTGAGAACCGCCGCTCCGGTCGATACCGCTTGTCGGAAGTGACCGCCCCGCCGGCTGAGCCGGTCTCGCTCGAGACGTTCAAGGCGCACGCGCAAATCGATCACGATGATGACGACACCGAAGCGGCGATTTATCTGGCTGCCGCGCGAGGTAATATTGACGGTCCGGACGGGTGGCTGGGTCGCGCGCTGGTCCAGCAGACCTGGGACATGAAGCTCGACGGGTTTCCGTTGGGCGCGGCGGTCCCGCATATTCAAATTCCCCTGGCCCCTCTGATCAGCGTCGACAGCATCACGTATCGTGACGCAGACGGTGACACGCAGACGCTGGCATCCTCTGTCTATCAAGTCGTTGATGGCGGCAGTCTGAAATCCTTCATCGCCTTGGAGCCAAGCCAGTCCTGGCCCGGCACGGATGCCCGGCATGACAGCGTGACGGTTCGGTTCACGGCGGGCTATGCGCCCAGCGAGGACAGCCCTCCCGATTATGGCGCCAATGTTCCGGGGGCGATCAAGGCGGCGATTCTCCTGGAGGCCGCCGACATGTATCGCAATCGCGAAACGCGCGTGATCGGCAATAGCGTGGTCGAACTCCCAACGGCGCGCCGTTTGCTCATGCCGTACCGCGCAAGCTGGTGGTGAGCTGATGCGTATTCCGGCAGGCCGATTGCGGCATCGGGTCTATTTCAAACGCCGCGGCACCGGTGATGATGGCTATGGAAATGAGGAGACGGCGTTTGCCCGTTTCTTCCCGGCCACTTCCGGCACTGTGGCCGCAGAGGTGAGGCCCCTGGGCGGAAGTGAACGCATCAGGGCTGACCGCCTGACAGGCTCGACTGTTTATGAAGTGACCGTGCGAAGCAATTCCACGCTTGTGGGGCTCACGCCCGACGACATTCTGGTTCAGGTGATTGGCGGCACGGACGCAGAACCCCTGAACATCCGTGCGATCGTGAACCCGGATATGCGGGGCGGTGATCTGGTTTTGACCTGTGAGGCGGGCGTCGCCCAGTGATGACGCAAACCAGCTGGAAAAACAGGCGCCGCGCCATGCGCCGGATCCGGGCCATTCCGGACGAGATACGCATCGAGGTCCGACGGGCTCTGGCTGAGAATGCCCAAGAGCTGGTCGCGATGATGAAACGCCTGGTCCCGGTCGAGAACGGGGATTTGCGCGACAGTATCGGTTGGACCTTCGGCGATGCGCCTGACGGCGCGGTGTCACTCGGCGATCTTGGCACTGGCAGCGACACGCTGGGGTCAATCAAGGTCACGGTCTTCGCAGGAAACCGGACGGCCTATTACGCCTGGTTTGTGGAACACGGCACCGAGCGCACCCCGGCGCGGCCGTTCTTTTTCGGGGCGTATCGAGCGCTGCGGCGTCGCTTGAAGGCCCGGCTGGGCCGTGCGCGCAGCAAGGGTGTGAAGAAGGCGATTGCCCGTGGCTGATCCAGCAGAACTCGATATCCAAAAAGCTGTGAACACGCGCATGCGCGCGGCGGCATCCGTGACCGCGCTGATCGGCACCCGGTTTTATGATGCGGTGCCCGCGCGCCCGACTTTTCCATATGCGCGAATGACTCCGCCGCAGGTGGTCGACGACACGAATTCCGCCTCGCGCATGGAGGAAGTGTTTTTCGAGATCAGCGTCTTTTCGCGTCAGCGTGGGCGTGTCGAGCTGGCCCGCATCGTCGCCGCCATTCGCGCGCAGATGCGCACCCAACTCACGCTGACCGAACACGCGGTCGCGTACCAGAACCATGTCGACACGCAATACCGGGACGACCCGGACGGCCTCACCCAGATGGCCATCATGCGTTTCGAGATCATGACCTTGCCGTCGTCCTAGACGCCGGCTGCCCTGATCCCGGCCTTGGGCAAGCCGAGCGCCCGGCGGCGAGAGACGCCGCCTTCCCTTAGATGGAGCCCCAATCATGGCCCTTGATCCGCTGCTGACTGAATCCGAGGTCATCATCAAGGTTGGCGATGCTGCCAGCCCTGAAGTGTTCGCCGCCAAGGCGATGATCAACCTCGATCGCTCGATGAGCATTAACCACAATTATGAGGAGGACGAGCTGCCCGACACGGACACGCCGACCAATCCTCATGACATCGTGCGCTATCTGCGCTCGGTCGATTTCGCCGTCTCAGGATCTGGCAAGGTGCATGCCGGCGACCTCGATGAGTTCATGGACTGGGCGCACGCCGGCACGCTGAAAAACTGCCAGATTCATATCGGCCCGACGAGTTCCGGTCGTTATCTGGCCGGCGCGTTCTATTGCCAGTTCGAGGTGAATGGCTCGGTCAAGCGCAATGCCGAGTGCACCATCACGCTGACGCCGCAGAACACCGGCAGCGTCACCATCAACGACATCTCCTGATGTCACGATCGGGCAAGACCAGCCTGGAGTTCGGCGACCGCACGCATGATTTTGCGCTGCGGTTGGCCGAACTCGAAGAGTTGCAGGAGGCTTGCGACGCCGGGCCTCCTGTGGTCCTCAATCGGTTGGGTGGTATCGGGCAGAACGGCAGCTTCGCGCTGGGGCCGTCCTGGACGACCAAAGATGTCCGCGAGACGATCCGGCTGGGCCTGATCGGTGGTGGCATGCACGTCCATAAGGCCAGAGCCCTGGTGACGCGCTATGTCGATGACCGGCCCGACTGGTTCCTGAATGCGAAAGTCGCGTTCGCGATCCTCGCCGCTGCACTGATGGGCGTGGAGGATGAGCCGGACGTGGGGGAGCCAGAGGGGGAGGCGGCGACGGACGCCAACTCCCCCCGCTCCCAAATGGAAAGTGGCGATTTGCCAACTTCCACCGCGCCGCCGGCGCCATCGGCCAAGACGTCAAAGGTTGCAGCCTCTGGCACTTCCTCTGCCTCGTCGAGGGCTGGAACAGCGCGCAAGGCCAAACCCCCGAAAACCAAGCCCCGTCGGACGAGCGCTTCGAAAGCGTGATGGCCGCCTATGCGTGAGGTCTAGCCCATGGCTGACGATGTCGACCGCATGATCCTTCAGATGTCCGCCGACCTGCGCCGCATGGAGCGGTCATTCGAGCGTGGCCAACAGAAGGCGAACCAGACGGCCGGGCGGATCGAGGGGCGGTTCAATCGGATGAATCGCAATCTTGCGCGGTCCGGTGACCAGTTGGGCCGGGTTCTGGGGCGCGCGATGGGTCCGTTGCTGGCGGGCGCCACCGTTGCAGGTCTGGCCCGGATCACGACCGGCGCCCTGGCTGCGGCAGAAGCCATTCAGGACATGTCTCGCCGGGCGAACACGTCGTCGGAGTTCCTGCAGGAGCTGCGCTATGTGACCTCGCAGAATGGCGCCGAAACCCGTGATTTTGATGATGCCATCAGCCGATTGAACCGCCGCCTTGGCCTGTTTCTCCAAGATGGCGCCGGCCCGGCGGCCAATGCGTTCGAGCGGCTTGGCCTGACCGCCCGCATTACGTCTGGTGAACTGAGGAACTCGGAAGATGTGTTCAATGCAGCCGTGAGCGCGATGCAGGGCATAGAGAGCCAGGCCGAGCGCTCGGCACTGGCTTCCCAGATGTTCGGTGAGGACAGTGGCCCGAGACTGGTCCAGCTGATGTCACTGGGCACCGCCGCGATGGCCGATCAGCGCCAGGCCGCGCGGGAGCTGGGCGTGGTGATGTCGAATGAGCTTGTCGACAAGGCTGCCGAAGCCTCTGACGTGCTGGAGCGCATGAACATGCAGTTCAGCGCGACGGTGAACACGGCCATCGCCGAGAATGCAGATGAGCTGATTGGGCTTGCCAACGCGCTTAGCGAAGTGGCGGCTTGGTCTGTCCAGGCGGGCGCGAACCTGAATTCGTTCTTCGACGCCACGATGCGAACATTTTCGGATCGTCAGCGCACTCCGGTCACGACCCAGCAGTACGACAATGAAATCGCAGACATTACAGACGCAATCGGTGACTACGGTGGTCGCGTAGCCAATGGCGGTGGACACTCCACCAACCTTGGCCGTTTGCGGTCTTTCCTCGGATCGCAGCATTTGGATGACCTGATGGCCGAGGCCGGTGGCAACAGCACCAACGCCGCGTTTTCGCAGCTTGCCTTGGACGCTTTGATCGCTCGCCGAGATGAACTGGCATTGCTCCGCCGCGACCTGAATCGAACGAACTCGCCGGTAACAAACTCGCAGCGCCCGGTCACGACGCCCCGCACGGGCCTCGACCAGTCGACCGCCGACGACTCTGCAGCGCGGGAGATCGCCAATCTTCGCGCTCGCGAGGCGGCCGAGAGCGCCACCTGGCTGCGTCGCTACAATGAGCGGATCAATCTCCAGCGCCAAGAGGTCGAGAACGAGATCGAGCTTGCCCGTTTGCGCGGTGATGATGATGAAGTGCGCCGTCTCGAGCGGCAGCTTGAGCTCCAGGAACGCATCAACGGACTGGTGTCCAATGGCGTGGCCTATCGTGACGCGCAGGCCCAGGCCGGGGATCATCTGGACGCAGAAGACCTTGCACGGCGCCAAGGTGAGTATCGCGAGTTTTTCCGCGGTGCCTTTCGTGACGGCATGCTGGCCGCTCTGGACGGGAATGCTGGAGAGGCCTTGTCTTCCTGGTGGCGTGAGTATGTCACGCGGGCGATGAGCAATGTTCTCGACCGGCTCGCCGATCAGGTTTTCAGCCTGATTGCCAATATGGGCTCCGGCGGAGGCGGTGACATCATGTCTCAGGCGGCAACCTTTGCCGGATTTTTCTCGCGTGGGGGCACCATGTCAGCTGGCCAGTACGGCTATGTGGGCGAGAAGGGAGTCGAGCGCGCTGAAGCGTTGCCAGGTGGTGGCGTCAAAATCACGCCGGTCGGAGGGGGTTCGGCTTCGCGACAAGGCCAGACGATCATTCGTCAAGAGTTGCACCTTCATGCCGAGGGGGCGGTGATGACGCAAGAGCTGCTGGAAGCGATGGATGAGAAAGCCGCGACGGCAGGCCGATTGGCCTACGGCGCGAGCCGGAGCGATCTGGCTCGTGCCGCCAAACGGCGCGGCAAGAGGCTTCGCCCATGACGATCACGCTTCCTTCCGGCGGTGTCCGCGACTGGCTCCCGCGCCTGTCGCCAGCGCCCAACGAGAACCGCAGCGCACTGGGCACCAATGGTCAGCGGTTCATCCGTCTTGGCAGGCACTGGGCGTTCGATGTGAATCTTCATCCGATGACCCAGACCGATGCGAATGCCTGGTCTGATCTGGACGAGGAAACTGACGTCCTGGCCTGGCCGATCGATCAGGACGATTTGCTGAATGATGCGGAGGGCACGCCGCTTGTGGCCGGCGCTGACCAGTTGGGAAATGAGCTGGATATCGACGGCGCTACCGCCGGGCTGGTTATTCCCAAGGGCTGGTTTATCAGCGTTATCACGTCGTCGCGTCGATATGTCTATCAGCTCCGCTCGGCGGTGACCGTATCTGGCGGCGGCACGGCGACGCTTCCGATCCGGCCGGTTTTGCGCGTTGCGCCTTCGGACAATGCGGTTGTCGAGATTGCTGCCCCGAAAGTCGAGGGTCTTGTCACCGCGCGCGGGTTTCTCCGTCAATCGCTGTCGAATCGTGTGGCTTCAGGCGCACAGTTCACGATCGAGGAGCGTGGCTGATGGACTCGCTGCTGATAGCCGAATGGCAGAAGGTCAATCCGCTGGCGTTTATCGCGATTGAGCTGGTCTTGCCGGATGAGACGGTGCGACTGACCTCGGGTGGCACGGTCGCTTTTGACAGCAAGACATTCCTTCCGGAGCATGAGGACTTCGGCGTTTTGTCTTATGTAGGCGAGATCGAGGATGGCGCGTCGTCCGAAGCGGTAGCGCCGGATCTGGGGTTTGAGGTTTTCACCGACACCGGGCTGGAGGCGCTGACGGCAGCAGCGGCGCAGGGGTCGGCCTGGACGCTATACTGGGGTGCGGTTGATCCGTCTGATGGGTCGGTCGTGGGGACGCCATTGGAGTGGCACTACGGGCGGCTGAATACGTCGACGCTGGAAATCGCACCCGGCCGCCGCCGCCTTCAGATCGGCACCTATACCGAAGAACAATTCCAGCTTTTGCAGGATGCCAGCCAGCGCCTTTCGAACGCCTTTCACCAGAGCGTGTGGACCGGCGAGCTGGGGCTTTCCCATGTCAGCGCCGTGACCCGCAAGATCTACTGGCGCCTGCGCACGCCGCGCAATTCGGTGACCAGCCGGGGTGGCCGCGATGCGGTGACCAATCCGGGCGGTGGCCCGATGATCCGTCTGCAATAGGGCCCGTTCATGCGACAGGAAAACAATCTGCTGGTCCGCCAGCGGGCCGTCGACGCCTGCCTGAAGCGCTTTGCCGGTCAGGCGCGGAGCTGGGGCCGCACCGATTGCGTGAAGCTGGCCGCGCTGGCGCTGCGCAAGCAGGGCGTGTCGGTGCCACAGCTGAAGGGGCTGCGTTATCGCAGCGCGCTGGGGGCGGCCAAGGCCCTCGAGGCGACCGGGCATGACAGCCTTCTGGCCGCCATGGACGCGACCGGCCTTGTGCGGATCGCTCCGGCGGCGGCCTGGCCGGGCGACATTGTGGGCCTGCCTTCCGATGATGAGCGGTTCGATGTGGCCTTGGCGGTGTGCATCGCGCCGGGTTCGAACCGCGTGTTGAGCCTCGACGGTGCCGGCCGCTTCGGCGTGGTTCGCCCATCAGGAATTTTCACAGGTGCTTGGAGGGTGGCCAATGGCTGATCCAATCTCCGCGGCTATCGGCGCCGTCGTCTCCTATGTCGGCGGCGCTTTTACGGCCTATGCTGCTGGCACCGCGACGCTCGCTCAAACCGCGACTGTTATCGGCGTGCTGTCTGCTGGCTCGGCGGCGGCCTCCGCGATCTTCGCCCCCAGTGTTGATGCCGGTGGCTCGCCCACCGAGTGGAAAGCCGATCCGGATGCGGGCATCCCCTTCATCGTCGGCCGCCGGGCGGTTGCGGGCAATATCGTGCACCGCGACGAGTGGGGATCGGACAATCGCTATCAGTCGATCGTCACGGTTTATTCC